CTTGATCGCAAACGATCTCGTTAGTGTTCAGCCCATGAGTCTTCCTTCGGGACTCATTTTCTTCCTGGATTTCACCACATCTACAAGTGGTCCAGGCCTTCCCCGTCTGGGTTATGGTTCTTCTGAAGAATCCCTATACGGTGGACAGGTTGTTGGCTCCAAGCTGACAGGTGGTGTGGATCTCTCCGGAGATGGTGCCGAAGCTGGTCCTTACGGACTTAACAACGGTTACGCTTCCCCAACTAGTTCTTGTATCGTTGGTACAAGTGCTGGTAGCGCAATCACCCTCATCGCAACTGGTGTTGCAGGTCAGGCCCCCGGAACTACGAATGGTATTTTCTCGTGGGATGCATCAACGCAGAACACAATCGATAAGCTGACACAGCATGACCCAGATCTTTCTGGTTCTCTTGTTGCTATCGTTGAGATTACTGGCTCTACCGATCTTAAGCAGCTTAACATCCAGAACCTTGTGGCTATGCAGTGTAGCAGTGGTTCTACCGATCACTTTAGCAGCCGTGCTAAGCTTGTTCGTCGTCTTTCCCTGGTTTCCAGCGGCTCTAAGGCAACTGATCCAAGTATGGGCGATGCTAGCGGTGAAGGTGGATACAAGGCTACTCTTGTTTTCACTCAGGTTTCTGGCGCTGTTACTATGCATGGTGAGGATGGAACAGGCACTGCGACAGGAATGGGACTTCTCCCTGCTGTTACAGGTGGCTTGCTTAAGCTTACATTCCCAATTGGTGATCAGTTCAATGCATCTAATGCGCTTGGTTCTGTCATCGGTGCTACCGAGTGGGGACTGGAAAACAATCAGCTGATTCCTGAGATTGACATCAAGGTTGACAGTATTGCTGTAACCGCAGTAACCAAAAAGCTCAAGGCTAAGTGGACCCCAGAGTTAGGACAAGATCTTAACGCTTACCACAACCTTGATGCAGAGGTTGAGCTTACAAGCATTCTCTCTGAGCAGATTGCTCTTGAGATTGATCGTGAGATCATTTCTGACCTCATTCGCGGTGCTACTGCTGCTACTTATTACTGGAGTCGCTCTCCCGGTTTATTCGTTGAGCGTGATACTGGTAAGGAGATCGGAGCTAGTTCGGCTGCACCAGATTTCACTGGTACAGTTAGTGAGTGGTATGAGACGCTTGTTGAGACAATCAATGATGTTTCTGCCCAGATCCACAGAAAGACTCTTCGTGGTGGTGCTAACTTCGTTGTCTGCGGACCTGAAGTTGCTAACATCCTTGAGTTCACTGCTGGATTCCGTGCATCCGTCACAGCTGATGACGAGAAGGGCTCCATTGGCGCCGTTCGCGTTGGAAGCCTTTCCAAGAAGTTCGATGTGGTAGTAGACCCCTACTTCCCACGTTCAGTCGTCCTTGTTGGTCGCCGTGGTGGAAGCTTCCTTGAGAGTGGATATGTATATGCACCCTATGTGCCGCTGCAGACCACACCTACCATCTTTGGACCAGAGGACTTCGTGCCCCGTAAGGGCGTGATGACTCGGTACGCCAAAGAAATGGTTCGTCCCGATATGTACGGTCTAGTACTCGTCCAGGGTATCCTTGGTCAGGCCGGCGCTACTGCTTAAACAGTAATCGCAATATAAATGTAAAGCCTCCGTCGTTTGACGGGGGCTTTCGTTTGCCTGAAACTACTTATCTGTGAACGAAAGTTCAAACCAAAGTTATCGGGCAGACTTAGAACTGCCCCCCGGCATTGCTGAAAACAAACCAATGCGGGGACATGATTATAAAAGGAGGGTTTTTAACTATGGGAACAAAAAGAATTGGCCTCGCGAGAGTCGAGGCATTACTAGAGAATTTAAAGAGAGATATTAATTGGGGGGCTGGGACAACTTTCAAAGGTCAGAAGAGACTAGTTGAGGCTGTTACTAACGCTTCTGCGGCATCAAGGACACTTACTGCTGGCGAATCCGGTACGCTTTTTACGGTTGATATGTCAACTGTGGACAATAATCTTACATATAGTCTTCCTGCAACTAGCACTAGTGCAGGCGTATTTTATGATTTTTGCTTTACGGTTGCTTCTGATGATGATGCTGACTTTATCCTTCAGACTGCCGAAGATGCTGCTGATATTTATGGCGGCATTATTACATTGGCAGCTAATAGTACTGTAGATGCATTTAGCGGCATATCATCGATAACTGTTGATGGTTCTGTTGCTCAATCGGCAGAAGGGCTTCACTTGCATATTATGTGTGATGGTACCAACTGGCATCTCAGCGGACATATCGCCACTGCTGTCGGCACTGTGCATCTTGTTGGTGCTGCTGGAACAACCGCTGACGACTAATATTTAAATTTAGTATATATTTAAAACCCCCTTCCAATCGGTTGGGGGTTTTTTGGAAAGAGAAACTAAAAAAACCAATTTGTCAAAAAATATTGCCGCCAATTTTTTGAGATTTTCGGTTTTGTTAAATTAGTACTATTTATTATATAAGATAGGAGTTCCCCATGGGAAAGAAAAGAAGACTAAAAAGCGCTGCTTCTAAGTTTAATTCTAAACATAAGACGCACCCCCGCGCTAAACTTTTAATGGAATTGTCCGATACGGTCACCGATACCAAAACCGAAACCGAAACTGTTGAAGAAGTAGTTGAAGAAACAATACCCGAAGTGACTTTGGTATCTAAAGAAGTCAAAACCAAGGCGAGCACAAAAGCAAAGAAGGTTGCGACTTCGACACCGAAAAAGACACCGAAAAAGACAACCAGAAAGACTGCGCGCAGAACAAGATAAAACAAAATAGTCGACACTACAGCATAAAATTGGCTTCAGTTTGCCTGGGGTTTTGTTCCGCAACTTACTATTTACGTTGTAGGAGTACGCATGCATGCCAACCAATTTAAACCCAGTAGCTCAAAGTAGTGCAATAGTACTAACAGTCACAGGAAGCACTGCTAAAGTTTCGGCAGCGTTACCCTTTGGTATTTATACTGGCTCCGCGCCATTTATTACCGGCGCCTCTGAACAAGTTGCTTATGTATATAAGAAGCTTGGTGGTGATGTGGTTGACATTGAACTCACACCAGGCAATGTTTACGCTGCTTATGAAGAAGCTGTTCTAGAATATTCTTATATTGTAAATCTTTACCAGGGTAAAAATGTTTTATCAAATGTTTTAGGTTCTGCTACAGCTTCATTTAACAGTAGAGGCGAGATTAAATCAGGGCCCAGCGGTTCAAACCTTAAATATCCACGTCATTCTTTAGGATATTCAAAGCGCGTAGGAGATGCCGCCGCCGCCGCCGGTGGAATGGGCGGCACCGTTCCACAATATTCAGCATCGTTCAAGCCGGTTACTGATCAACAAGATTATGATTTACAAAATATTATATCTTCTTCTTCTGCTTCTGGTGTTGATGACGGCGGTACCGCTGTTCCGTATTCAGGCAAAGTTGGAAGCAAAAGAATAATCATTACAAAAGTGTATTATAGATCCCCACGCGCTATGTGGCGGTTTTATGGTTATTATGGAGGTCTGAATGTTGTAGGAAACTACACCACCTATGGTCAATTTGCAGATGATTCGACATTTGAAATTATTCCCACTTGGCAAAATAAAATGCAAGCCATGGCGTATGAAGATTCAATTTATACTCGAACCTCTCATTATTCTTTTGAATTGATCAATAATAAGTTAAGACTTTATCCCAATCCCAGTAACTGGGGCTTTGGAGATAGCTTAAATGAACGAATATGGGTTAGATTCTATGTAGATCTTCAGCCTTATGAAATGGACGGTACGACTGATCAAGGCATCGAAGGTGTCAACAATCTGAATACACTCCCATTCGACAATATACCGTTTGCAAATATCAACGCAATTGGACAACAGTGGATTAGAAAGTATGCGTTGGCGCTTTGTAAAGAAATGTTGGGTCAAATTCGAGGTAAGTTTACAACTTTACCAATCCCTGGTGAAAGTGTGACATTGAATCATAGCGATCTTTTATCGCAAGCAAAAGCAGAACAAGACGCACTTAAAGAAAAACTAATGGAAATGTTGAAAGAAACCGAATACGTTGCACTGGCCAAACAAGATCAAGAAATCGCAGACGCCGCCACCAACGTTATGAAGGTCACACCGCTGCCAATTTTTGTGGGGTAATAATACATGTCAAATGAATGGAAAAGACCGTCAACCCCGCCTCCTCCTTTATTTCTAGGTAAAAAAGAAAGAGATCTTGTAAAACAAATTAATGATGAGTTGATCGAAAAAGTTATAGGTCAACAAATTTTGTACTATCCTATTGATATGCGAACAACCAAATTTCATGATTTGTATGGAGAAGCCATTGAAAAAACCTTTTTACCACCGATTCGTGTTTATGCCCTAGTTGAGTATACAGAGTTTTCCACCACTTATATGGATAATGTAGGTATTGATAAAATGTGGGAGATTAATGTGCATTTTCACAAGAGAAGATTAGAAGAAGACCAAGACTTATATACTCGCGAAGGTGACTTTGTTCTCTATAATGATAATTACTATGAGATCGTCAAGCTTTCAGAGCCAAAGCTCTTGTTTGGGCAAGCCGGCCAAACATTTGAGATAGTTGCCAGATGTAGGAGAGCTAGAAAGGGGTTGTTTGATGCTACC